GCGCCGTGGACGATGCGCCGCCGCCCGCAAGTAATGCACAAGGAGGAAATGATGCAGTTGTCAACTGAATTCACCCGCGATGCCGTTCTGGAGCTTTCCGAACGCGCCGCGGAACTCGCGCCCGCCAGCTTCAACGCGGAGCGGTATACGGTCGATGTGATCTTTTCATCGGGAGCCGCCGTCGAGCGCACCGACCTGCAGGGCCGCTTTCTCGAAGTGCTGGAGATGACCAGCGCCGCCGCCGACTTGAGCGAATTCATCGGCGGACCCGTGCTCGATGCCCACAACAGAACCTCAAGCCGCTCGATCTACGGCACCGTGAGCGCGGCGCGCATCGACGGCGGGCGCGGTCTCGCCACGATTCAACTGTCGCGGACCGCCGACGCCGCGCCAATCGTGGACCGCATCCGCGAGGGGTCGCTACGGAATGTGAGCATCGGCTATCAGGTGCTGCAAAACCGCGAGGAACGCACCAACGGCCAGCGGACGCTGGTGGCGACACGGTGGAAACCGAAGGAGCTTTCTTTCGTGCCCATCGGCGCGGACCCGGCGGCGCGGGTGCGCTCGAGGCCGAAGGATATTCGCCGCATGGCCGACTTGATGGGCCTGCCTGCCGCCTTCGCCGAAACGTTGGTGAGCCGCGAGGTCACGGTCGAGCAGGCGCGGGGCGAGATTCTGACGGAGATGCAGCGCAACGCGCCGCGCATCAATCCGGTTGCCCCTGCGATCGTCACGCGCGATGTGGGCGAAGGTCTGGCCGAGCGCATCGCCGACGGCCTGCTGACGCGCATGGACCGTAGCCACCAGCCCACCAGCGGGCGGGCATACGCTTACTGCCGCATGGCCGACGTGGCGCGAATCTGTCTGGAGACGCGCGGTCTGAGCACGTTGGGATCGCCCGCGCAACTGATCGAGCGCGCGATGCATACGACCGCCGATTTTCCCTCGGTTCTGGCCGAACTGTTCAACAAGAATCTCTCCACCATCACGCGCACGCCTTCGCCCGTGGTGACGCTGTTCCGCGCATCGACGGTAGCCGACTTCAGAAGCAAACACTTCATGGACATCTCCGACGGGCCGCTACTCGAAAAGGTCAACGAGGCCGGCGAAGTCCACTTCGGCACCATCAGTGACAAAACGCTGGCCTCCTATGCGGCCAGCAGCTACGCCAAGGGATTCACCATCAGTTTTCAGGCGCTGACGAATGACGATATGGGCGCGTTGAGCGACATCTCGGCCAAGATGACGAGAGGGGCGAGAGGCTGGTTCGAGGCGTTCCTGGTGGGCATCATCGTGTCGAATCCGCTACTGGCTGACGGCCAAGCCACATTCAGCGCCGCGCACGCGAATCTCTCCGCCACGCCTGCTGTGCCGACCGATGCGTCGATCTCAGAGGGCAAGCTGGGAATGCGGTTACAGACCGATCTCAGCGGCAATCCGCTGAATCTGACGCCGCGTTACATTTTTCTTCCGGCGGCGCTCGAAACGACCGTCGATCAATTGCTGGCACAGCTATATCCGGCGCAGCCGACCGAGGCCGTGGTCGCCGCGCGGACACTCACTCCCGTGGTGGACTCGCGCCTCGACCAGGCGGGCCAGACGAAAAGCTGGTACTTATTCTGCGACCCGGCGACCGCCGCGGTGTTCGAGTATTCCGACTTGGAAGGCTTCAACGGGCCGCAGGTTCAAGCTGCGGAACTATTCACCAACTTAGGCACGAGCTACAGATGCATTTGGCACATTGGCGCGGGTGCGGTCGATAGCAGAGGAGGGTGGAAAAATGCAGGCGCTTAGAAGGCCGCGTGCAACTGATGATCCGCTTGACGTGCTTCGTCTGCAGGCCGCTGCGCTGATGAATGCGATTGCGAGCGGCGTGCGCGTCGTAGAAACACCACAACTCGGTCGCACGGAATTCAACGGCGTGGGCGAACTCATCACCGCGCTGAATCTCATCAACGGGCAGATCGCGGCGCTCGAAGGCGGGCCTTCGCGGACGCAGCCAGTGATTGCACTGCGCGGACTATGGCCGCGCGATATGGAAGGAGGGAGTTGGCAATGAAGAACTTTGTTGCGCCGGGAAATACGATCACGGTGACCGCGCCCGCCGGGGGCGTGGTGAGCGGGAATGTGGTCATCGTAGGCGGCATCGTGGGGATCGCGGCCACCACGCAACCCGCAGGAGCCGATGTGGAGATCAGCGTCGAAGGCGTGTTCGATTTGGGCAAGGTGACCGCCGACGCACTGACGGCAGGCTCGACCGCCAAGGTGGTTCCGGCTTCGGGCCTGGTGGCCGCTGCGGGTACGCTGGCCATCGGCTGGATCACCAAGGCCGCTACGGCAGGCTCGACTACGGCGCGCGTGCGCCTGACGCCGGGAATCGCCGCCGGGACCGCCCTCTTCGCCGAGGAAGCAAAGCACGGTAAGCATTGAAGGGAAACCCGCAGCCATCAGCAAATTCTCAACGAGCAAGAAAGGGTGAACTGATGCCGATGGAGACGTTTGAAACATTGAAGGCGCGGCACGCTGTGCTGCACGATCAACTGCGGGATTCCAAACGCAGAGGCGACCTAAACGCGAATCTAATTAACAGCGCTGAGATGATGGCACTGCGCGACGCCGGCCGAGCCTTGATGGGGATGGACCCGGAGGATGACGCCAACCCGTTTGGCGGCACAGATGACTACTGAATACCGCGCCGCTTCAAGCAAAACCCGCAGGAAACGGAGACATATCAATATGTCTCCAATTGCGGGAATGCGCGACCTGCAGAGTGTGTAGATTCCTGTATACCATGCAGGAATGAAGAAAAAGATATCGCAGGTTCCAATCGGCGCGGGCCATCTCGGCCTTCGCCGCCAGACCTGGTGGATGGTTTATTACGATGCGTCGGGAAAGCGCATTCAGAAGAGCACGCGCACGAGCAACCGCGGCGAGGCCGCGCGAATGCTGGCGCAAGCCACGCTGCCGATCATCGAGGCGAAGGTCGAGAAGTTAAGAGCGATTGCGTATGGCGCGGAAGCAGCAGGACGACGACGCGAAGCCGATTCAAACCCGGCTCACGCGCCTGGTCCTGCCCGAGCAGGACGCCGCCGATCTGGTGGCGTTCCTGCTGCGCGTCGCAAGAAAGCAGAGAGCCGCGCGTGACCAAGAAACCGACCATTCCGACACCGCCGCCTAACTTAGCCACGGTGGCTAACTGGACGCTGCGCTGCGCACTGTACGCGCGGATCTCGCCGACCAATGAGAAGGCCGTCGAATCCGGCGCGTATTCCAACTACAGCATCCCTTCGCAGCTTCACGAGATGGCGGAGTTCGCCGCCTCGCAGGGCTGGCGCACGGATGCGGCGCTGCATTTCGTGGACGATCGCGTAACCGGCGCGATCCTCGAAAGGCCCGCGCTCGACCGCGTCCGCGAGCTCGTCCGCTGCCGCGCCATCGACGTGCTGCTGGTCTTTTCCACAGACCGGCTGACGAGAGAAATGCTGCACCTGCTGTTGCTTCAGGATGAGTGCGACCGCCATCAGGTGCAATTGCGCTTCGTGCGCGAAAACTACGATCCGACGCCCGAGGGTCAGATGCTCATGCAGATGCGTGGCGCGGTCAACCAATTCGAGCGCCTTAAGATCAAAGAGCGCACCACGCGCGGACGCCGCCAGAAGGCCCGCGATGGCTTCGTGCATTCGGTCGGCAAACGCTTCGGGTACGTCTACTTCGGCAAGGCGCAAGGCTCGAAGGGCGAACTGCGCATCGAGCCTGACGAGGCCGCTGCCGTGCGCCGTATGTTTGCTCAATACGTCCGGGGCGTCTCCTCCTACGAGATCGGCCACGCGCTCAACCGCGACGGCATTAAGAGCGCACGCGGGGGATTGTGGAGCGCCACGGTCGTGCGCCAGATCCTGCGGAATCCGATCTACACCGGCAAGATGAGCGGGCCGGGCGGCGTCACGGTAGCCTGTCCAGCCATCGTCGATGAGCGCACCTTCGCCTTGGCGCAGGCGCAGCGCGCGCGCACCAAAGCCGCAAGGCAAGGCCGGCCGACTCGAAAGTACCTGTTGACGGGCCGCTTGTGGTGCGCCCAATGCGGACGGCGCTGCGCAACCTATCCGTCGAACCGACCGGAGGCGAATTACCGCTGCAACAATATCGATCCGAAGACCAATGTGCGCGGCTGCGCCGCTCACGGCGTGCGGCAATCGCTGATCGAAGACGCCGTGTGGCGCGAGACATGGGCCGCGATCACGGATCCAGAGACGCTCTACGGGCTGATCGACGCCTATCGCGCCCGCTTCGCCAAAGGGAACGACGGCGACGCCGGGCGCGCCGCACGGCTCGACCGCCTGCGCCGCCGCCAACTGCGGGCCATCGAGGTCATCAAAGATCCCGATGTGCCTTACGCCGACGCGAAGCGCGACCTTCAGGAGATCACTGGAGAGATCGCCGCGATGGAACAGGAGAGCCAACGCGCGGAGGTCTTTCAAATGCCCGCCAAGCGCGCTATAGAAGCGCTAGCGCGCGAAATCGCCGCAGGCGAGCCGGAGAGCTTCGAGGATAGGCGCGAAGCGCTGGCGCGCCTGCAAATCGCAGTACGCTACGATTCCCGATCCAGAGAGGCCGAGATCGAAGGCCGCTTCGAGTTACCGACTAAAAAGAACTGGCATAGCGGTATTGACGGCGATCTTCAAGCTCACGCAAGCGGCATTAAACTGAAAAGCGCGCCCGGCTCTGCAAAGCCGTTTTAGGCGCGCTACATGCAATGGACAACCATGAGTCTACACCGCAACTGGATGATGCGCTTGCGATCCCAGTGTTCCTCCTGCTAAGTGATCCGCCATCCCCATATTTGGATGATGACTGTAGGAGCCAGCTGACCGCTGCCGCCGCATCCGGCGCTACCCTTACGCGGGAGTTGCTGAGTCGCCTTGCATTGGTCGCCGTGCGTATTTGCGAAGGAGCATCCTCGGTCCAGGACGCTGACAGGAAATTGGCGATGTTGATCTGCTGGTTCGCCGTCCGAACGAATGCCTCGACGTGGTTTGAGGGAAATTGGTGCAATATTGTCGATCCTGCGCCCGAGTATGACTGGATCCCTCCGGAGAGAAGAGGCTTCGGCTGGCTGGGCCGGCTGGCTCCGGACATCCGCAAGGCGTTCTACTCACCTGAGTTCATGCCCTACTGGATTGCGCGAAACCGCCTGGCGGAGCGGACCGGCGCGCCGATGCCACAATACATCGGTCGCCTTGGCGCGATCGTCCATAAGCCGGCCGGCACCAAAGGCGCGTATAACATACTGCCTATTCCGCAGGTTGATGAGCTCATCGATTTCATCCTCGAGTTATCTCCAGGCTTCAGTCTCCTGTTTTTCGGTCCGGACCCGGAGATTTCACTCGACCACCTTCCGGACGACGAGGCAAAATTCAACCCCGATCAAATGCTGGAATGCGAAGTCCTGATGACGCAGGCGGGAATCCTGGCCGGCGCACCGAACCCCGAGGACCATAAGG